CAGAGGTAGCAGCATTCCGTAAATATAATAAAGAGACGGGGAGAGGAATTGATGACTTTGCAAAGTTAAGCAGAGACATTGATAAGATCCCTACAAATAAATTATTGTCTGACTTCTATAAGGATAACGGAGACGACGAGGAAGAGGTTGAGTATAGACTTAGTAAGCTAAGCTATGACGAGGACCTAGACTCTGACGAAGATATCGCAGATAGAAAGATGGCACTTAAGCAAGAGCTAAAGAAGGCTAAGCAGTACTTTAATGAGCAGAAAGAAAAATACAACGTACCCCTTGAGTCAAGAGAGCCGTTAATTCAAGAAGCTAATAGAGAGGACTACGAAGCCAACACGGCAAATAAGACCAGTAATGCTGAATTGCAGGAGGAACAACAGAAGAAGTCGCAGTACTTTGCTGATAAGACTAACGAGTTATTTACCGACAAGTTCGAAGGTTTCGGATTTGATATCGATGGGGAACGAGTGGTTTATAAACCAGCAGATGTAAACGCTTTGAAAGAACAGTCTACATTAAATAACCTAATTAGTTCATTCTTGGATGAAAAAGGTTTCTTAAAGGACGCTGAAAAATTCCACCGAGCAATGACTATAGCTGCTGATCCTGACAAGTTCGCAAAGTTTTTCACCGATAGAGGAGTGGCAAAGGCTACAACTGGATTCGAGAAGGATGGAAAGAACATCGACATGGTTAGAGGTGGATCGACTCCAGCTCAGAAATCGAACGGGATGACATTTAAGGTAGTAGACACTGGTCAGAATGATACATTTAAAATTAGAAAACGCTAAAACAAAAACAAAATGGCTGGAACAATTAACGCATCGCCAGGAGTAGAATTAACTCCTTCGTCGGTACAATCAACATTACAAAACAATTACATTACTGACTTCGACTTCTTGAATCAGTACCTTCCTGAGACTGACAAGAATGAGTTCGAAGGATACGGTAATCGTACAATCACTGGTTTCTTACGTAACGTAGGAACTGCTGAAATCCCTTTCGCTTCTGACTTGATTAAGTGGTCTGAGCAAGGTCGTTTGCATACAAAGTATACAACGGTAACTCCAGTATCTCCTACAGCGGCAGATGATCAAGTTCTTTTTGACATCGGTACAGAGATCTGTAACTTTAGATTAGGACAGGTTGTGTTCTTGTCAAACAACGCAGGTGGAAGTTCTTACAAGGGTATTGTTATTGCTCAAACAGGAACACCAGACACAACTCGTTTCAAGGTTGCATTGTATAACGCTGGTGGTATTGCTACTGCTGATTTAGCTGCTGTATTTACTGCATTCGTTTATGGTTCTGAATTCAAAAAAGGATCTGCTGGAATGGAAGGATCACTTACTCCAGAGGTAAATATCTTTGACGTTAAGCCAGTAATCATTAAGGACCGTTTTGAGGTTTCTGGTTCTGACATGGCTCAAATTGGTTGGATCGAAGTATCTTCTGAAAATGGAGCTAACGGTTTCTTGTGGTACATCAAAGCTGAAGCTGAGACACGTCTACGTTACGAGGATCAATTAGAGATGATGTCTGTAGAACACGTTGAAGCTGAAACAGGTTCAGGTGCTCTTGCTTACTTGTCTTCAGGTGCTACTCCATCTGCTGGATCTCAAGGTTTGTTCGCTTCTATCGAAGAAAGAGGAAATGTTTGGTCTGGTGGTAACCCATCTACAATGGCTGACTTTGATACAGTTATCGAGCGTCTTGATGGTCAAGGATCTATCGCTGAGAACACATTGTTCATCAACCGTCAGTTCTCTTTAGACTTAGACGATATGTTGGCTACGCAAAACTCTTACGGAGTTGGTGGTACTTCTTACGGTATGTTCAACAACGATTCTGATATCGCATTGAACTTAGGTTTCACAGGATTCCGTCGTGGATCTTATGACTTCTACAAGTCAGACTGGAAATACTTGAACGACGCTACATTACGTGGTGGTCTTAACGGTGGTGGTGTAAACGGAGTATTGGTTCCTGCTGGAACAACTACAGTTTATGACCAAGTTCTTGGATCTAACGCTAAGCGTCCATTCTTACACGTTCGTTACCGAATGGTTAACAACGAAAACCGTAAGATGAAGTCTTGGATTACAGGTTCTGCTGGCGGAGCAAGCAACAGTGATGTTGATGCAATGTTTGTAAATTACTTATCTGAACGTGCACTTTGTACATTAGGAGCTAATAACTTCTTTGAGTTCAAAAACTAATACCTTAGGGAGAGGCATAAGTGTCTCTCCCTATTTTTTTTATATATTATAATTTAAATCAAATGAAAAAAACAAACGAAACAAAGGATCGTGTATACGTCCTATCAGGAGGGAAGTCTCCATTAAGTCAATACATCCCATCACGGGATACACGTCGTAGCCGTCTTCTTTTTACAGATGAGAATGGAAGCAATAGAGCTATGCGTTATTCAATCAACCACAAGTCACCATTTATCGACGAACAAGACGACACGGCTATCTTAGAGCCTATCGTATTTGAAGAGGGTATACTAAATGTTTCAAAAAATAATAAGTCGTTACAAGACTTCTTAGAGATCCATCCTGGGAACGAAAAAAATGGTGGAAATGTATTCTATCTATTTGATCCAGAAAAGGATGCTGAAGAGAGAATGGCTGAACTAGATCTAAGAACTGACGCGATTATTGCTGTCAAGTCTCTAGACTTTAATAGTCAACTTGCTATTGCTCGTACTCTATTGAGTGGTAATGTAGATAAGATGTCTACAGCTGAGATTAAGTATGACCTTATGCGTTATGCTGAGTCTTACCCACAAGATTTCTTAGACGCTATTGGAGATCCAGATATCGACTTAAATAACCTAGCTGCTAGAGCTTTCAAGGATGGTTACGTAACACTGAGAGGTGGAAAGGACATCTTCTATAACATAGCAGACAATAAAAAGAAAATTCTTACAGTACCTTTTGGATCTGAACCAACAGAAATGTTTGCCGCATGGTTACACTCTGACGCTGGTCTAGACTTCTTTAAGATACTTGAAAATATGTATGCAGAATAATTAGTATATTTGTACTTTATTATTAACCCATAAATTTTTTAAACATGGAAAAGTTTTTATCTATCCCAGTTACTGGGGAACAAAGTCAATTAGTTTCAGCTACAGGAATCGTTCTTATTGAACAAGCATCTACAGCTACAGTTACTATTGCTTACAAAAATGCTTTAGCACCTGGTACTAGTAAATTAATTACTATTACTCATGCTACAGCACCTTCTAATGATGAGACTATGCGTGATGCAATTCAAGCAGCAGTTATTTCAGCTTTGCAAACTGTTTGGACTAAACCAGCTTATGCGGTAACTAACTTGCCTTTCGCTGTATCTGGTATTGCTATTGCTTAATTTATAGCAAACTACTACTACTAAAGGGTGCTCATAACGAGTGCCCTTTTTTTATTATCTTTGTATAAATTATAGAGATGATCGATAACGTCAGAAATACAGTACTTTCAATTATAAGTAAGGACAATAGAGGATACATAACCCCAGAGGAGTTTAATCTATTTGCCAAACAAGCTCAGATGGAGATATTTGAAGGGTACATGTACGACTATAACAACGCTATATCTAAGCAGAATGCTAGGATGATCAATGATGGTTATGCTAATATTTTAAATAAGTTAGAGGAGACGATTGATATATTTAGACCTGCCCCTTCTACGCTTACCTATGCATCATTAAACTTTTTATTGCCTTCTGATATATTTTTCATAAACTCAGTTATATATAACAACACCACTGAGGTTGAGAAGGCTCCGTATAATATATTGAATCTGCTGTCTTCTAATATGACAGCGCCTAGTGCTTTATATCCAGTATACACGCAAGGTGCTAATAAAATTAAGGTATATCCAACTACTATAATAACTAACATTACGCTAGACTACATCAGAACCCCTGCCGATCCTAAGTGGACATGGTCTACTCTATCTGGCGGTGAGCCTTTATTTAACCAGGGAGCAGCTGACTATAAGGACTTCGAGCTTCCATTAGTTGACGAGCCAAGATTAGTTGTTAAGATTCTACAGTATGCTGGAATTTCAATTAGAGAGGCCGAAATAGTTCAAGCAGCTAAGACTGAAGAGGTACAAGATAAACAAGAAAAAAATTAATAGATGACTCCAGAACAGTACTACGCAGACCCTGATAATTGGGGTTCATATCAATACACACCGATGGTTGATATCGTCAACAACTTTACGTACATGTACGTTGGTAATGACAAGCAGCTGAACAATGTAAGACGTACAGAGATTATCTTCTATACAAAGGAGGCTGTAAAGCTGTTGAACTTTGATGCAAAGGTGAACCCATTAAAGGTGATCGAGCTTACCGTTGGAGACGACCTAAAGTTTGTACTTCCAAGTGACTACGTTAACTATGTTAGGATATCATTAGAGGTGAACGGAGTGCTTAGACAACTGTTCGAGAATAGACAGGCCAACACGGCTGTAGGTTATCAACAAGATGCCAACGGTGATCTTATATTTGACATTGACGGTAACGTGATGACAGAAATCTCAGCACTTGACTTAGCTAGGGTTAACCCATCTCAGTATAGTGGTCCTGGTCCATACGATGGCTACTACGGATGGCTTCTAGATGACGAGTGGTATTTCGGATACTCAGTAGGCCCTAAGTACGGACTTGATCCAAGTGAGATGAGTGTAGGTCCAACGTTTAGAGTTAACAATGGGGTTATAGACTTCAGCTCTGGAATGGCTAACCAGTCACTTGTTATTGAATACATCTCTGACGGAATAGTTAGTGACGACAAGATTATAGTTCATAAGTTTGCTGAAGAGTTTGTGTACAGGTACATAAAGTGGAAGCTACTTAATAACAAGTATGGAATTCCAGCATACGAAAAGAAGATGGCTAGAGACGAGAAGCAGGCTGAATTTAGAAATGCTAAGTTAAGACTTAGTGATATTCATCCATCTAGACTATTAATGAGCCTTAGAGGTAGAAGCAGACAGATCAAGTAAGTATGGCAGATTTAATAAATACATTCGTAACTGGGGCAATGAACAAGGACTTAGATGAGCGACTAGTGCCATCTGGAACTTATAGAGATGCCTTAAATATTGACGTAGACACAGACGAATCTTCTAACGTTGGGTCTGCTCGTAACTCACTTGGTAATACAAAGGCAGGAAACATTGATACTATTGTTTCACCACTATCTACAGCTAATGCTACTACAATTGGTGCAGTAAAGTATGAGGCAACTAACCTGATATACTGGCTAGTAACTAGTCCATTGTTTGATGCTATATTTGAGTACAACGAGATCACTGGTGTAACAGAGAGAGTTCTACAGTGTAATAACGGTGGTTCTGGTACAACGCTTAACTTCAACACGACATATATTGTAACGGGCATCAACTACATAAACGGATTTCTATACTGGACGGATGACTTTAATCCTCCTAGAAAGATAAATATTTCAAGAGCAAAGGGTTATGCGATTGATGATGCTAAAATTGCTGACGATATAAACGTAATACTTGCTCCACCATTAAGCGGACCAGTTATTAAACTTTATAGCGATGGTTCTCAAGCGAATAATATATCCGAGAAGTTTATGTACTTCTCTTACAGGTATAAGTATATAGATGGACAGTACAGCTCAATGTCTCCATTCTCAGCTGTTGCATTTGAACCTAAAGAATTCTTA